ACAAATGTTCCATATGGTGGACAAGTTCCAAAAGTCACAACATTTGCCCGTCCTGCATTTGATAATATGACTGTGAATTTCACAGTGGATAATCTTTTTAACAACTATTGGGTATTATATAGGTGGCTCAATTGTTTCAACGATGGAAAAAAAGGATTGTATAAAACTCCACTCCCATCCAAAGGATTAATGACAGATTACCAAACTACAATTTCAGTTTATGGCAGGGACGAATATAATAAAAATGTCATAAAATTTAATTTTTATCACTGTTTTCCTGTAAATCTCGGTGGAATAGGCTATTCGGATAGAGATGCTGGTGAAATGGAATCGTCGTTTCAATATGCATATCACCAATTTGAGGCGGAATTATTGCCTGAAGAATAATTTTTGATCATTTTTTCAAAAAACGTTCTTGAAAAAATATAAATAACTAATATGGCAAGAACAATTCAATCACCAGGTGTCGAAATCAAAGAAATCGACCTTACACTAAGACCCGTTACAATCGAAGGAACTTCAGTTTTTATTGCAGGTTTCGCATCCCAAGGCCCAATTGATGAGGTTCTTCAACCGACCAGCATTTCTGAATTTGAACAAATTTACGGATCACCCACTAATGCAGCAGAGCGTTATTTTTACCACACTGTTAAGAACGTTGTAAACTCTTCACCGGGCCGCCTTCTTGTAACCCGCCTTCCATATGGTAATGATAAAGGTGAAGGATTCGAATCTTGGAGATACAGCGCCCTAGCATATCCAGTAAAAGCCCTATCTGCATCATCTTCTTATAATCAAATTCTTTCCGCTTTCGTATCAAATACTATTTCAACAAATCTGTCCGATGCCCAAACATACTTCATCGGTAAACCAACTCACGTTGAACTTAGCGCGGAACAATATCAAGACATCGTTCAAGGCAATATCAATTGGAGCAATTCTCCATCCGTATCCGGTTCATTCACATACGGAAATCTAGGAGATTCAGCAATAATTGTTCTTAATAAATCTCAAACCACTGTAAACAACAAATTCGAAGGTTACTATGTAGGTTTCGCTGATAACAGCAATTTAAACCCCGCAACTCAATTTGATTCAGTTTTGAGCATCCAAGGCATCCAATCATCATCTGATACCATTTCGAATTATACAACAATTCCTAAAAATCGTCTTAACTTCACACTTTCCGCTACCAAATTTGGAGGAGGGGATTCCATTTCGGAAGTCATGGAAAATCTTTCCAAGTTCGATATCAGCGAAACATCATATCAAGACAGTGCATCGCTTGCAGTTTTCAAACTTCGCCAAAGCATTTTCACACCAGATACTATTGCATTGGATTATGTTCTTAATGAGAGTTACACTGGATCTTTCGATTATCACAGACAAGTTGGGGATCAAAATGGTGGACCCGCGAGAACATTTAACATTTCCAGACTCGCGGAAGATTCTGTCAACATCGAGGTTTTGATTAATCCTAATGTCAGCAATAGATTTACATCCACTTGGCTCAATAATAATGGAATTCCTAGCAAAAAAGTAAGATTCCTCACAAAACAATTGGAAACCATGTATACCGTTGCTGGTTATGTTGATACCCTCTCTTCTTTCGTCGATAGAGTTGGAGCACCATCCGCCACAGTTTCATCGATTGCATCCGTTTATGGATATGCTGATGCACTCTTCCCTCTTGGCGTTTACAACAATACTGTAACTGTAAACAAAACAATCGGAGCACTTCCTAAGAAGCTTGATCGCGCATTTGAACTCGTGGAAAGTGATGAACTTTACACAATAGATCTAGCATTGGAAGGTGGTCTTGGTACCGTTTATGTAAATGCCATCGAGCAATCAGGATATACAAATGATACCGATTATCTTTCTGCTGGTGAGTATGTTGAAAGCACCCCTCTCAATGCACTCTCTGCATTCTATACAACAAATTCAGAACGTCTAAATGAAGATGGTCTAAGAATTCGCGGAAACTACACTGCGATTTCTAACATTTTCATCAACTATGCGGAAAAAGTAAGAAAAGATTTCTTGGTTGTTCTTGATCCTCTTAGAAACATTTTCATTCAAGGCGCAAACAGCAAGGTTATCAATACCAAAAAACTCTGGTCGCCAAATGCTGGTAATGACCCAGATCCATATGCTGCTGGATATGTTACAACAAACTTTTCTCAACACATCTATTGGCCATTGAGACATCAATTTGGAACAACCAATTGTTCATATGCAACTACATATGCGACATGGGCGCAGATTCTAGATCCACAGACAAATCGACAACTATGGATTCCGTTCTCAGGTTTTGCTGGTGGCACAATGTCGAATACAGATTCAAATTTCCAACCATGGTATGCACCCGCAGGGTTTACTCGCGGCGTACTAATTGGAGTGAACGATCTCGCCATCTACCCGAAGATGAAACAACGTGATCAACTTTACAAGATCTCAATGAATCCAGTTCCATTCTTCCCGAATGAAGGATTCGTTATCTTCGGTCAAAAGACACTCTTGAAGAAACCTTCAGCATTTGATCGCATCAATGTTCGCCGCTTGTTCCTAGCATTGGAAAAAGTGACAAAACAAACAGCCAAGTTCTTCGTATTTGAACCAAATACTCTCTTTACAAGAACCCAAGTTGTCAACGTTCTAACTCCTATATTCGAAAATGCCAAGAACACTGAAGGCGTTTATGATTATAGAATCGTCTGTTCCGAATTGAACAATACACCTGATGTAATCGACAATAACGAACTCAAAATTGACATCTACCTTCAACCAGTAAGAGCAGCAGAATTTATCTTGATAAATTTCTATGCGACTAGAACTGGAACGAATTTCGATGAACTAATCGGAGGTTAATAAATAATTAAAATACTATGGCCGCAACAAAACAAACCATTCAAGACTTCTACAGAGTAGCATCAGAGCGCGATTTCGCACGTGATGTTCAATTTAGACTCTTAAACATTACCCCACAAGGAACATCGATTAAATTCGATGAAAACGATCTTGTTTATGCAAGAACAGCATCACTTCCTGCCAGATCGATTGGAAATGTTCCAACGAAATATATGGGATTGACGTTCAATTTACCAGGTCTTGCAACGTATCCCAGTTCCGAGAGTTACGGTATCACTTTCTATTGCAGTGCAAATTCTGACTTAAGAAAGAAGTTCCTCCAATGGACCAATGATACTTTCAATGATGCCAACAGCACAGGAAATTATCTAACTCCAACACAAAAATCAACAATCGACCTCGTTCAACTCGATGTTAATTTTGAAAAAGTCAATCAATATCAATTGGTAGGTGTTAGCATCAGAGATGTCGGTGCATTATCATATACAATGTCAGAAGGAACTGGTGGAGTTTTGAGCTTTGATGTCAAACTCGCTTATCACTACTGGAGAGAAGTTAGAGGTAGTTAAAAATCCAACCAATCCCTCTAAATAATTCAAATGGGATCTGGATTAAGCGATGCATTCAACAATGCATTAAACGGCATTAAAGATAATATCGGAGGAGTATTCTCCGGAAGAAATCCTTTGACTCAACCTCAAGTTGGAGAACTTTTTGGTTTTAACATCCAAGGCGCTCCATTAATTTCCACTAGAGATTACTTTCTTCTTCAACTTGAATCTTGGTTAACGGCAATACCACTTCAATCTCAATGGATTGTACTAATTCAACCATTTCCCCAATGCATCAATACCAACATCCTTCAAGGTTTGGAAAGAACTGGTGGAGATTATAAAAATTATAACATTGATCAAGCCAAGAACCTTTTAACATCTTATGGGTTCCAAAAGGTAAATGGTTGTTTATTCGCCCAGAGCGTTATACTTCCAAGTGAAACGATGAAAACGACAACAGCGAATGTTGAAAATGAGCGAGGATTTTTACCAGGTATTCTCTCAAACGGAAGAACCCCAGCAAGCACATTGAATATATCTTTCTTGGAGACAAACACTTCATTCTCAGACTTTATAATCAGACCTTGGGTTATTGCCGCTGAACACTTTGGATTCGTTGCAAGAGAAAACGACACGGTGACGAAAAGAGATCCTAGAAATGTTAAATCCACGGTATACGTTTTGCAGTATACCAGAACATTTCAAAACGTTTCAATGATCCCTAGAAAAGTTTGGACTTTTTTCAATTGCGCCCCCACATCCGTTTCAAATAAAACACTTGGATACGATGAACCTAATTCCGCACCTACGGTAGAAACCACTTGGACATATACTGATTATGCGTTATCCAACTCTTTATATCTTCCTCTTCCAAACATTATAGATAAAATATCAAATTCATTCAATGGAAATTTTTCAAGAATCAGTCCATTTCAAGGTGGAAAAAACAACGGAAATTTTCCACAAAACATCTCAGGATTTTTCTAAAATTTTATGGATTTTTTCACAAAATGCCACATTCCGAGCATTGGTAAAGAATTAAAAATAAACAAACTTTGTTTCGGAGATTATTTTCAATTAAACTCTTATATTATCAATAAAGATTTTGAAAATATAAATGAAACATTTGAATCAATTTGTGAAAAATCATTAAAAAATAGCCAAAATTTAACAAATTTAGACAAGTTTGTAATTTTAATGCATTTGAACTGCGAATATCTTGAACCTATATTGAAATTATCAGCGAAAGATGAGGATTCGAATCCAATAACATATGAGGTAATTTTAAAAAACGTTATTAGAGAATCTAAAAAATATAAATTCGATAACTTCACAATTCCACGATATCTATATTATTCTGACGCGAATGATATTTTAAAAGAAACGGGAAAATATATAGAGGAAATAAAAGAACATATAGAAAAGAACAAAATTCTCATGTTTGAAGTTCCAGAGATAATTAAAAATATACCAAATGTATATTTCAATTGCTTCGATAACAGTCTTTTTCATTTTTTAAAACTTGTTTATTCCACTAATATGAATGGTCTTTACAAAAAAATAAAGACACTTAAAAAAGATTATAATTTTCTTCTTTCAGAAATTTATGAAATGAGTCCAAAGGAGATGGACATGTTTCTGTCCAATAAATAATTAAAATGGAAAAAAATGCTCCAGAAAATGTTTTCGGAATAGCTGATCAGAAAAATATTTCATTACCAAGTAAAGGGATGAGTGTGGAATCATCTGATGAAAAACCAAAAGAAGACTTGATTATGGAAACAAAAGACATGACATTGGATGATTTAAAATCATATCTCCAAAAAAACAATGTCACCGTAAATGAAGAAAATATTCAAAATTATTACAATCAAATTATAGAAAATAAGAAATATGTAAATGAATACAATCAAACTATAAAAGAATTAGAGGATGTCAAAAAAGATTTTACATCTAAAAATGAAGAGAAGGGTGATATTCAAAATCCAGATAGAACGATTGTTTCCAAATTGTCAGAAATAGAGAAAAGACTAGCCGATATTAATGTTGAAAAACAAAAAAGAGAAGATGATATAAAATCCACAATAAACAACATTTTCAATAAAAATAAAACAGAAAACTCCAAGAGTGTAAATTTTGAAACAAAAAATAATATTTTAAATATGGCATTAAAAGGAGTGGAGAAACCAGTTATTTCAGAGAAAAAGGAAGAAAAAGGGATTGAAAATGAATCTGAAGAAGAAAAAGAAAA